AAGCCTAGCACCGTTCAAGCGTTGCTTATGGATGCCCGCGTTCAATGGACTATCCACTTGCTTGAAGAAACGTGTGAAACTTGGGTAATGGAAAACCCTAGAGGGATGCTAAGGAGTAGGCCATTTATGCAAGATTTGCCAAGGGTTACAGTTGCATATTGCCAATATGGGGATGTTAGGCAGAAGCCGACGGATCTTTGGGGAAGGTTTCCGAGATTGTGGGAAGCGAAGCCAATGTGCAAACCCAACAGCTCATGCCATGAGGCCGCACCTAGAAAATCAAATTCTGGAACTCAAGGACTTTCGAGAGAAGAGCGAATCCAGGTCCCTTACGAATTGGGCCGTAGCTTTAGAAATGCGATACAGGATGATGATTGGAAGTCAATTCCTAAGCCAACCCTGAAGGAGTGGTTGTGATGCCCGCTACGCATAGCTTTAGCTTGACGCCAAGGGCTTCAAAGATGGTTGACTACAACAAGTACCCTCGATCTTTAGGAGGGGCTTCAAAGATGGTTTCTGATGCAATAGAATTCTTCTGGACTGACAAAGTGGTGACTACTGGTCAAACTCAATACGACGGCGTAGAGAGAGATGATCTAACAATGGAGTGCGTGAACTGTGGAGCGAAGCATTACCAAAGGGAAGTTAGGATTGTAGGCGATTTGTATGCCAACATCAATGCCCTTCAGATGCGCCTTGAGACTGCCCTTGAAGAGAACGAACAATTGAAGAACCGCAAAACTTGGAGGGGTAGAATATGGCAGAAGATAAATGGGTCCGAATAATGGAAATGGTGTTTGGTTTGGTAAACGAGATTGACGAGGCATTGAACGAGGTGGATGCTGAACCTATCGAAACAATAGGGGAGGACGATCATTCAACAGTGAATGATTTCGATGAGTCAGAGGAATATCAAACGGACCTGGATATACTAGAAGTCTGTTTGAACTGTGGAGTTTGCACCTCAGACATGGATTATCATTTGAACCACAATGTTGAATGCCGTCAGGCTATCCGCTATGCCTGATGCCAAAGCCAAAGCCCGACCAAGTTATTCGACATGAGATAGTATTAGGCAGATCGTTACAGGACACGGTTGACGGCGTGGCCGCAACTGTACAGATCCGAAACATTGCCGAGCCAGTCTTGAATTTGATTGGAGATGTTGCACAATTCAAATTGACATTGTCAGCGGTGGCCTTGTTAGGATTAGCAGGGGTTGTTTTTGAGTATGCCATTGATGGAGAAAGCGATATCCTTCAAGCAGTAAACCAATTTACCCTTCAAAGAGCCAATGCCTTAGCAAATAAAGTGGGACTGGCTGAGACTGAACCATTCGACTTTAGCAAATTAAACATCAATTTTGGCACACTTTTGGGTTAAGTTTGTGTCTCTACCCCCTACTTGGAGGGCAAACTTTCAATTTCTTTGAGACTAAGCGTAAGTATATTCGCATAACATAGCTTTTTGATACCTAACTTCGTAATTTCCGTCACCTCTAGCGGGATCGGGAAGAGTGTAAGACGTGCCTCCCTCCATTCTAAGAGAATTGCCAGCCGCCCCAGTTATCCCGTTCTGATTGTAACCCATCCCGCCATCAGTGTAAAAATACACAACTGGATTATTTCCAGCGGCCTTCAAAACGAAAAATATGTAGTAAGCGTTACCTTCTGTTACTACTGCGCTGAATGAACCCGTTCCCCTTTCGCCTGTTGCAGTGACGTCTATCTCGCCCGAGCCTAGAAGCTCGGTCGGTTTGTTGTCTGAGTCTGTGTCATAGATCCCTACTAATATTGCTTGACTCGCCGCCGCCGTAGCAACACGAAGTAACACTTGGTTTATGTTGCCTGAATGGGGAGCAACAAACGGAAATCCTAGAGGCTCATCTTCTGAGAGAGTCGCAATTGTTTGATTGGTTCTTCCTGTTACCCCTAGCTCTCCAGGTCGTACCCTTGTGCCTGATGTCTGCATCAATGCGAAAGGTGGGACTATCGTTCCAGTATTGCCGCCGCCGCTGGATGATGTAAGCAACCCGTTCCACTCGGCCTTAACCGACAGTCTCGCCAGTTGTACGAGGACTAGACGGCGCATTTCATCCTCGTTAAGCATCTCGATCGAGATAGGGTCGCCCGTACTCTCCATGTTCGAGAAGGTTACGTCTTCGAGATCCGTAGTCTTGAGGTTCTTGTAGACACGCGGCGACTTCTTAGAAGCATCGGGGAGAGGCATTATAGCAACCCGTTCCATTCTGATTTAACTGTAAGACGTGCTAAATTGATTAGGATCAACCTTCTAAGCTCATCCTCATTCATCATTTCGATAGCTATTGGTTGTCCTACGCTCTTCAGATTGTCAAATGTCAGTCCTTCGAGGGTTTGATTCTGCAATAAAGTATAGATTCTCGGCGACTTAGCAGACGCATCCGGTAACGGCATTAGGATAACCCCAGTAAAAGCCATGCAAACGGAGCGACATCCATGTTCATTGAACGACCTGGAGACAAGATCGAACCCGTTCCTAGTGATGGTGGAGCGATCGAAGGGGGAACTATCGAGGGTTTCCATCCGGGGATCTCTGTGATCGAAGAGATCGAAGGGCCGGGGGGCTTGAATGGGTTGTCTCCAAAATAATTGTTCGGGTCATAAACGGGTCTGGAAGGAGGTGCGGTCCCTGATAGAATGTTTCTGATGGACAGGGGGAGCTTGCTGGGATCCTGAGAGAGTGCCAATTGTACACCTCATTTCATTCTGTCAAGACATCGCTTAACAATTTTTGAAATAGCTTCCATATCCGCCGTTCTAACGGCAGCAAAAACAGTTGGGTTTTTTGACATATACACCTTCTTGAATTTGGCTTCTGCTTCCCTCAAGCGTCTTTTTCCTTGAGCTATTGTTTTTGCCATTCTTCCACAACCTAAGCGTTTGTTAAGAACTGAGCCTTGAAGTTAAGAGCAACTGGTATGTTGTAAGCCATTGAGAAAAGAGGCGCGTTCTTTGCGGGGTTACTGTCTGAAACCGCGCCGACTACGTTCCCGAGTGCATCCACGACATAGAAGCCCATTGTCTCGATCTTGGTCCCGTCAATGCTAGATCCGGCGGCCTTGACAATAGTCTGTCCTTGAAGTGTGTCTCCGATCTGGTTTCCAGTCTGAAGGTCAACGAGGGCCTGGGTCGCCGCACCCGATGGGGTAACGACAAAGATCCTCGAAACTCCTTGAGCCGTGTAAGTCATTAGAGCGGCGTTCCTAGCCGAGGCCGTTAGAGTCAACACTCTGACCTTATCGCCAGCTCTGAGCCTGTACGGAGCGCATAGAGAAGGCATTTCCTGACTAACGCCCTTGTTGCATACTGGGATGATCGCGGCAATGAGTCCCTGAGAGAGAACGTATGCGTATGAAATCCCGTTATCGGCGCTTACTAGGCCGCCGACTATGACGCCGCCGGGTTTGTAGTCTCCGATGTTTTGCGCTGACACTGAATAAACGGTGTCAGTCGTTAGATCTGATTCTGTACCCTCGGCAATCTCTGCCTTGAGGGGGATGTTCGTTCCATCTGAGCAAACTAGATTTCCAACTACTGTGTTTGTTGCCATAAAATCACCTCGATTACAAGGACACTCCAAGTCCTAGGGGCCTTATCACCTTGTTAGCCTCCCTGAATGGTCTTGACATAACCTTACGGAAGATCTTGGCTCCCGCGTTGAATGTGATTGCCTGTATCATCATACTCGAGGCGTTGCTAGATGCGTTGCTCTGCATACTGGTAAATGCGCTTGATGGGTTTTGAAGAATATCTCCTAGTGTAACCGCCGCGCCTCCCGTAGCGTATGCGCCAGCTGATGTGTAAGTGTCAGCGGCTCCGGTTAACATTCCGTATGGAGATGTTCCAGCGATCCCTTGTGTCAATATTGCGAGATTTCCATATCCGACTGCCATTGAATACAATGAGCGAGTCCGTGGAGATCTCCTTCTGCGTGCGGCTTTTCTGCGGGCCATGTTTCAACCGTTGAAAATCTATGCCTATTCAACATTCTTAGTAAACTGTCCAGTGGGGGTACGTTGGGGTACGTTTTCGTTCATTTTGTTCATTAGCATCTGTGCAAATGCGTGTTGGAGTGGATTAGGTGGTTCGATCCCTTCAAAACCGCCTTCCATCACTTTCGAGATTGCCCCTGCCAGCTTCTCGTCAAGCTCTTGGAATAGATCCATGACCAAACCTGTGCCACGGGAGGCGAGAAACAAGGTTAGCGTTATAGAAATTCCCTGTAACACTACAAAACAAGCTAAGACGGTAAATAGTGAAATCTCCATTCCTCATGCCTCCGTGACACCATCACGAAACGGACCCCATTTATCAAAATTCTGTTTTTTCACGACCTGGAAGATACTAGAAGGATGAGGAAATCTTCTTAATCGGTGGCTAAGTGGAATACAATGTATTCTAGTGGTAACGATACCGCTAATTTAGATTATTAATGATCTAAGTTTGAACTCCTTATTCTCCTGTGGCGTAATATTACTGAATAGGGCTTATATGGGTAATACTTCTCGGAAGTCCCGAGGGGTATAGAGAAAATGACAGAACAAATGAATAGTGTGCTTGACTTATGGTGTGGAACGAAATCAGCGACAGAAGCCTTTGAGGATCAAGGTTGGAGTTGTGTGAGCGTAGATAGAGAAGGTCGTTATCAACCCTCTATATGCGCCGATATAATGGAAGTGGAACCTTGGCATTTACTCGCCGCTAACCACGGAGAGAAGTTTACATTTGGATGGGCATCGCCTGAATGCACCGTTTATTCAATTGCTAATATGAAGGCTAGGCACTTTGTTGATCGAAAGCCTAGCACCGTTCAAGCGTTGCTTATGGATGCCCGCGTTCAATGGACTATCCACTTGCTTGAAGAAACGTGTGAAACTTGGGTAATGGAAAACCCTAGAGGGATGCTAAGGAGTAGGCCA